GATCTCCAAGAAAACAGTATGGTGGCCGGAGGAGGCGAGAAGAGAAGACGGGAGCTATAACCTCACGATGATTGAGCGGGAGGCATGCTACGTTTGCCCGCATTGCTCCGAGAAGATCCCTGATAAATACCGCCTGCCAATGATCGAGAAGGGGCACTGGAAGCAGACGAACCCAAACGCCCCGGACGATCACAAGAGTTATCACATTTCAGGATTTATCTCTCCTACGATCACCTACGGCAAGATGGCTCGCGACTTCGTTGAGGCTAAGAAGACAGCCGATGGATTGCGCGATTTCTACAATAACAACCTTGGCCTGCCGTTCACGCCGAAAGCCGTCACCAATTCTGCGAAGACGATCAGGAGGTTGATTGAGAAAACGCCCGTCTCATATCGTCGGGGAGAGTTGCCATTCAAGCCTTACGCGATCATCATGACGGTGGATGTCCAGCAAAAGAGCTTCTGGTTTATCAAGGTCGCCTATGACACGCGAGGAAATGCCTGGGTGATCGATTGGGGAGAGTTGCCGTCGTTCAAGTCGATCAAAAAGGAGCGCGAGAAGGTTCACGTCTTCGATGGTCAGGAGTATCAATCGCATGGCGGACTTATCGACTCTGGTTATCGGGCCAAGAGGGAACATGGGGTTTATGAATTCTGCCTCAACTCCAACAGCACGTTCTACCCGCTCAAAGGATGGGCTGATTCAGAGGTCAGATTCAAGACGGTCGAGAGTCGCGTGATCAAAGTGAGAGGGCTGGATCTCATGCTCTACCACATTAACGACGGATACTTCAAATCCGAGCTATATGGACGTAGAATGAAGGGTCTCTCGCCGGAAATGCTTTGCCTCCCGACCGACTGCGACAATCACCTAATCGACCAACTCACAGACGAAAGGCTCGTCAGCGTTAAGGGCGTGATGAAGTGGGAATCAGAGAATCCATCCGAGCCAAATAACCACCTTGGAGACTGTCTGAAATACAACTTCTCCGCCTGGCATGAACTCGACCCCAACCAAAAGGAGTCCGATGACGATGACGATTGACAACGAAGCTCTAGTCAATGGCATCAAGCTCTCAAATCATCGACGATCTCGTCACGTGGTATAAAGATCGGCCCGATTGGGAAACCGAGTTAGATGCCAAGATAGAACATTTTGTCAATCTCATCGATGGTGAGGAGTTGAAATCAAGCTTCGTGAATGGTCAGCGGTTCGAGTGGATCGATGACGCTCGCCAACCTTCCGATTGGGTCGGGATCTATCAGTCCGTCAAAAAGAAGATCGAAGAAATTGAAAACCCTCCCGACTACCCTGACCAGGGAACTTCCAACCTTGTAAGCTTCTCAAAACTCCGTGTCTAATCCTGTAAAACTTCTCTTTCCAGGTGCTCGGGAGTCGTCACATCCTGATGCTGCCTCGTCGCCAAATCGCAGTGATCTCACGATTCACGCGCCAACGAATCCAAAGTCAAATCGGAAACCTAGAACGAGAATTCAACTGACTCGCACGGCCCGATCTCTTCCGGGATACTGCGGACTTTTTAATCGCCTAACCGAAGGCGTCTCGAATTACGCTGTTGGGCCGGGATTGAAGCCCAGCCCGAAGATGTCAGACGATGACGACAACAAGCGATTCAAGGAATACTTCACTGCATGGGCTGATAATCGCCTCGTGTGCGACCGCAGCGCCAAGCTAAACTTTTGGGAAAAGCAGGGACAGACCGTCACACATCTCATTCGAGACGGGGAATCAAACGAGGTCCAGCAGAAGAGCCGTCACGGGACGCCTCAGCTCCTTAAGGTTGATTCTCTCTTCGTTGGCGGGACTGGATCACCAACAAGCGCCGGAGACTTCGAGGTGATCGACGGGGTCAAGGTGGACGCCTACGGAAAGGCGCTCGGATACTACGTCCAAGTCAAAGGAGACCGTAAGTTTCAATACGTCTCAGCGAACAACTTCAACCACGTCGCCTTATTCAAGGAGGCCGACCAGCAGCGGGGGATATCATGGCTCGCTGGGGGGATGAATAATGGTCGCGATATTGTTGATCTAACATCGCTGGAGATGCAGGCCGCCAAGATTCATTCCGCTCTCGCCGTCCTCGTGAAAAGAAAAGAGGGCGGAACCAAGAGCCTCAAAGAAACATTCGACAACGGAGGCGAGGCTACGACCTCAGACATTGAGATCGATGGCGCTCAAATGATCGACACGAAAGGAGATATCGAAGATGTCGATCTTCTGACATCGAACCGACCAAACCTCGATGTCATCGCGATGATTCGCGCTCTCGTCCGAGACATTTGCTGGAATTTGGGAGTGCCGTTTGAATGGGGATGGGACATCACAGCGACCAAGGCCGCCAACACTCGATTCGTAACTGCCGACGTTAATATTTTTCTATCCAAGATTCAGAGAATCCTTGTCTCTCGATTCTGCCAGCCCACCTATACTTGGGTCATTGCCTCCGCGCTCAAGCAATATCGAGAGACTGGCGGGCGCATGGGGCTTGCTCCTGCGAAAGACCCCAACTGGTGGAAGTGCGATTGGACGACGCCGGAGAAAGTCACCGTCGATATTGGACGAGATGGCAAGCTTCTCAAAGATCTCAGAAACGAGGGGCTATTAAGTGACGAGCGATATTTCTACGCGCTCGGACAAGACGAAGAGGTTGAGAAACGATCCATGATCCAGACCATCAAGCGAGACATGGAACGGTGTAAAGACGCCGGAATTCCTTACGAGTATCTTCGCCAATCACTCCTATCAAAAGCTCTAATCAACACTCCCGATGAAACCGACTAGCATCACCGCACTCTTTCAACCGTGGCTCATTCGCGGCGATCATCTTGAATTCATGGCGTCTACGATCTCAGAGAGGTCGAGAGCAGACAAGAAAGGATCGTTTAAGCTTTCGGATTGGTGTCATGTCCGGGACGAGATGCACATCGATTCCAACGGGATTGCTCACATCTCCATTCTTGGACCACTGATGAATAATCCCGATCCCTGGATCAAAAAATATTTCGTTCTCACGGATTACAAGGATGTGCAATCCGAGATGAGGGCAGCCATTGACGAGGGAGCAAGGGGAACTCTTTTCAGGATTGATTCTCCTGGAGGCACGGTCTCTGGAATCAACGAAACAGCGCACGGAATGGATAGGCTTAATGCGATCATGCCGACAGCTTCGCACATTGATCAAGGCGCTTATTCGGCTGGCTACTATCTCACAGCCGGGACTGGCACGGTGTTCTCTTCTCCATCGGCAGACGTTGGAAATATCGGGACAATCATCCGGTTCTACGACAACTCAAAGTTTCTGGAGAAGATTGGATTCGAGGCAAAAGCAATCGCCAACGATGGAGCTGATTTGAAAACCATGTTCTTTCCGCTTCCGCTTACCGAGGGTCAACAGGGATTCCTTCAAGACTCGGTGAACGAGTCGGGAAAGGAATTTCAGGAGCACGTGAAGAAGCATCGACCGGGGATCGATGATGAGGTTTTTCGGGCGGGTTGGTATTCCGGGAAGAAGGCCGTTGAACTTGGATTGTCCGACCATGTTGGATCAGCTCAAGATGCTTACGATACACTCTTGGGAGAAGTGGAGAGGCGAGGATAATTGACAAGCGCGTCCCCTTTTATGGCAGACGTAAACGAACTCCAAAGCCGATTGGATGCCGCCGAAGCGGAAAACACCCGGCTCTCCACGGAACTTGAAACCGCAAGCAATGATCTTTCAGCCGCCAACGAACTTCTTGAAACCGCCCAAAGCGAAGCGACCGAAGCTCAAAGCCAGCTTGAAACCGTTACCGCAGAGCGTGACACCGCCCAAGGTGAACTCGCAACAGCGAACGAAACAATTACCACGTTGACCAGCGAGCGCGACGCAGCCCGCGAAGAAGTCGCAACGATTCCCGAACAGGTGCAGTCTCAGCTCATCGAAGCCGCCGCCGCCGCGGGGGTTGATCTTGAACTCAGCAAGGAAGCTGGCGAGACCACCGAAGATTCCTCGGAGAAGAAATCAACCGCCACCGGAAGAGACCGCCTCTTGGGAGCCATCAAGGTTCCCGCCTAATTGACAATCGATCCATCTCTGAACGAAAAAATTCACCAATAATATCATGGCTGACAATTACCTCACCCTCCTCGACCTCGCGCAGCAGCGGGGTAACGACCAGACTATCGGCACACTGGAAAGTGCGCTTGAAGACTTCCCCGAAATCGCCAACGTCTACGGGCGATCAATCGGAGGCACTTCCTATAAGATCGGCAGCCGGACCAGTCGTCCAACCGCAGCCTTCCGAAACATTAACGAGGGTGTTGACTACAGCAAGTCAACCTTCAGCCAACAGGAAGTCAATTGCTACACCTGGATGGTCCGAGTTGCCGCTGATGTTCAGGCTGCTAAAGCCCACCCATACGGGGCCGCCGAATACATGGCAGACGAGGCCGTCGCTGAAACCAAGGCGATCTTCGAACTCATCGCCAAGCAGTTTTTCTACGGACAGCACGGAGCATCCGACAAGGGTTTTGATGGCCTCATGACTCAGGTGGAGGAGGGCATGGCTCTTCTCGCGGGTGGAACTAATGCCGCTGTAGACGGTGATTCCGATTCTTTCCGAACCTCAGCCTTCCTTGTTCGGGAATCTATTGACGGAGCGCACCTCGTATTCGGACTCGGCGATCAAGGAGTGCAGGGCATGGCTGATGATTGGCGCGTTGAAGGAATTCGCGATAATAACGGTCGCGAATATGACGCATACAAGAACGCCATGAATGGATGGATCGGACTTCAGGCCGTGAACAAGTCGGTTGGTGTGATTCACAACATCACTCACGAGGCTGGTTCTGTCTTCGATGACAAGACAATATCCAAGGCTCTCCTGAAATTCAAACGTTCGCAGAAGCCGAACAAGATCTACATGACTGAGGAAGCTGCTCATAAGCTTCGCGAGTCTCGTAGCTCTACCACCAACCGGATGGGCGCACGTGATAAACAGTCCAAGCAAGCAAGCGGCATTTGGGCCGATGCTCCTACCGAGTCTAACAACATTCCAATCGTCATCACTGATGCGATTGCTCTCAACGAGGCTCACGCCACCGCCTAACCTTCACCAAGTAGAACCACTACAATGAACGACGCATTACTTCGCAAAGACCTCACCATCCCTGCTCCTGGGGCCAACTCGACAACCGCCGCGATTGATCCCAATCAGCAAATTGACGAGTTTCCGGATAAGTTTGAGCTTGCCGTGATCCTCGACCCCATCGACGCCACCGCGCTTCCCGATGATGAGACGGTCACAGTCGAGTTCCAGGAGTCCGATGACGACTCCACCTATACAACCGTTAGCACTGTCACCATTACAGGCGCGGACTCAAAAGGAGCCGACATTCTGGAAGCTAAGTTCAAGCCGAGCAACCAGAAGAAGCGGGGGGCGAAGGTTCTCACGAACCGGAGCTACAAAGCCAAGCTCACCACTTCTGCGAGCGCCGGAGCTGGAATTGCCTCGATTGCCGGAGCCTTCCAAATCAACTTCTAATTTCCTTCTGCATGGGAATTCATGACCGGATCGGGGCGGCTCATAAACGAGCCGCCCTTGTCTTTGGGGAAGATGAGATTAAATGGTCCCTGAAAGGCGTGATATTCTCAGGCACACTTGGGCCGGGAAAGAATGACCAAGCCGTAGAGGGAGCGCCAAGAAACCTCGCAAGAGGGCAAGTGGATTCATGGCTGTCTGCCCAGAAGTCGCTTTGGGAAGATCCAGACTCGATCAAGAAGGGTAACACAATCACAGATACCGGGAGCGGGAAGAAATATCGAATCGAGGAAGTGTCCAACCTCCCCAATGATCCTCTTCTAAATTTCAAGATTCACATCTAAGCTATGGGGGATTCTGTTAAATCGAAAGCTCTCACTCGATTTATTCAGGATATCAAATCCTATTCGAAAGAGACAGGCAAGGACGCCAAGCAAGCACTATCCAACAAGGCTCTCGACGTTGCGATCAAGGTCAAGCTGAGGGCCAAAAAGGCCGCGCCAGATACCGTCCCCGATGGGTCAGCCTTTGAGGGCTACAACGTCAGGGTGAGGACAAGAGCCGGTAAGGGACTCGGGATTAAAGACTCCAAAGGGTTTGACTACCGAGGGAGGATTAGCCGGAAGGTGAAGGGGAAGACAATCACCAACAAGCGAGCGATTGCGGTTGCTCGTGAGCTGGCGATTCGAAGAAGTTCCGTAAAATTCATACAGAAGATCATTCCCACATGGAGTCGTTCAAAGGCCCAGGTTCCAGAGGGGATCACAACCAAGCTTTTTGGCGAGGCTTATACGCGACGCCGAAAATCCAAAGTGGGAGAAGCTGAAGGAAAGTTTAAAGATCATGAGGCCAGAATCAAGATTGAGTCCGAGCCGAAGAAGGGGAAGACGAGTCCCGGATTGCGGGCGGTTCTCGAAAGTATCCAGGTGAAAGGAATCAACGATTCTCGGGAAGATACACGCCGATATATCGCGAAGAGACAGGGGAGGACGATAGCCAAGAATCTCAAGAGGTCCTATAAAGCCTCCTGATTGACACGTTGGCAATGATCAGTGAGGCCGAGTGAAATTCATACCAGGATTGAAGAGGTGATCTCCGAAGTTGAAGGAGACCCCTACAATCTGCTCCCGAGAGTCTACACCGAAGATCCTGATGTTAATTGGGAAGAGGTGACCGAGGACAACCTAGAAAGCAAAGGGATCTCTGTCTTGGGATACATCAACGAGGGGGACGACGAAGGAGACCGCAGGAGAGCGAATCTTATCGATCTTGAGGTGCATTACGTCCTCTCGATTATCGAAAGCAGGTCTCGCCACGTTGAGACAATCGCTGGTTCAGAGTCAATTGACAAGACGGCCCTCATTGTAGCCGAAGAGTTGATGGTGATCCTGAAAGATAACTTCGACCCGTGCGGCATGGAGAAACTTTTATCCTTTCAGAATCTTCCCGGCACCAAGGCGCTTCAGTGGATTCCTAATGATAACGGACTTCTTCAATGGGACATCAACCTCAAGATTAAAACTCAACTCACCTAAATATGTCAGTATTCAATCTTCTCAATGACGCATCGCTCTCTGGAACCTGGAAGGTTCTTTTTGCTGAGGGTGACTTTTCCGCAAGCCCTCAACCCGATGAGATCTTCTATGATTTCGGAGAGATCGGAGAAGTGACGCTTGAACAAGACATCACCACTCGCCAGCGATACCGGTTCGAATGCGGAAAGAAGGTCAAGGATGAGGAAATCGTTCAGGAGGAAGAGCTTGGATTCGGCGGGAAGCTGATGAACTTCCCCCGCGAAACCCTCAGGATTCTCTACCGTGCTACCGATGGCGATAACTACGGTCAGACTGCATTGTCTGCGGTTGAGGTTGACGCCTTCGAATTCGGAACAACTCCCGCAGTCGTTGGGCGATTTTACCAGATCACAAACTCGGGAAAAAATGTTTTCTCTGTCACCAACCTTACTCTTACCGAGGGAGCTAACACTCTCGTAAACGGAACGGATTACGTTCTTGAGAAGGCGACTGGACTCGTCCGGTTCCTAACTGCTCAGTCTGCGGACGTGACAGTAACAGCAACCGCTGACGCATTCGACGTTGCGCCGCTCAAGCTTCACGGGGACGCGATCAAAGAGGGCAAGGTCCGCTTTCTTTTCTTCCCGGCTAAGTCCACCGTTGGCACGGCTTGCGACGCTGAAATCATCATCAATGCCGAGGCTCAAGTCTTGTTTGACGAGTCCTTGACCATTGGGGCTGACAGCGACGCAGAGCCAAACGTGAAATTCGAAGTCACCAAAGACCCTGAAGTCTTTGACCTCCGCCAAATCTCCTAAGCCAACAGTGAATGGCTACCGTCCTGCATCATTTCGAGTGGCACCTGGACACGGGGGTTTTCATCCCTGGTCAGGTGAATCTCACTCGGGGATATCAACACGACATCTATGTTAAGTCATACATCGCCGGAGTTGAGCAGGAACCCACTGCGTTGACTCTCAAAGTTGGCGACGCCTTCCCGCTGGATTCCAACCACACGAGATACACTCAATCCGCCTTTGATTGGGACGCAACGGAGGAAAGGTGGAAGACTACGGTAAACGCATCAATCGCGCCACTCTCCACACTAGGGACTACCGACGTAGCGGTCAGTATCGCGATTACCGTTGATTCCACTGTCTACACCCATCAACTCCATGCAGGATTCCTTGGGTCGTCGCCACCCATCGCCGTTGATAATAACGGATCTTCCGCAGGTCATCCGACTTGGTTTCAGAGGTTTCTGAAAAACAACTGGCCACCATCATTTTTATCTCTGTCAGATCTCCCGTCTACGATTCCAACCTACCAGGCGGGAGAGGTGATTGGCGCTCAGTTCCCGACAATCACAGGAGGATCGGGAATGGTGGCGGCTGATGCCGACCCTCTTACAGACGGAGTGATCATCGATGTGGCTGGATACGACGCGCAAGGCGACGGCGGCGGCGGTCAGTTCGTCCTTATCAAGACTGGTTCACCGCCATCCGAGGACAGCGTAACAATTTTCCACGCCTCTAACGGAGGCGGAACAGTCGGCTATTACAAGCGAATCTAACCAAAAACAAAAACCGAAGCATGAAAGACAAAGACATCCTCCTTGGAGGCCGTAAAATCAAAGTTGATAAGAACGATGGAACTCCCGTCGAAATCACGATCAAGAAGCTTAGCCATCTTGGCGACCTTCAAGGGTTGATTGGAACTCTCCACGACGATAATGAGACCGCTAAATTCTACACCGGATTCAGTGACGAAGAGATTTCCGAGATCCCAATCGAGGGAATCTTTGAGATCCTTGAGGTTGGGGAGGAGCTGAACTCAAAGGCAGTGGAGGGTGCCATTAAGCGGATCGAAAAAAAGATCAACAGCCCGATGTATCTCGCGTTTCGAGACTTCGCTACTACTTCGAACTCAGACGAGCCGGATACTCCCAAGAAGAGCTGAATGAAGCTTGTGCCGAGTTTATCGAGCTTGCCTATGCTAACCTGCAAATTGACCGACTTGAGGAAGAAGAAAGAGCATTGAAGCAAGCCT